GTGAATGGATACGACACTAGGTTGAAGTCGGCATCTACGATAGACCCACGGCATTCGGCAATGTAGTCGTTCCACAGGTTATCGTAGAATACCTTCTTCTTATACTTTAGCACATAGATACCGTCACCTGCTAGTTTCATGTTAACTAGGTTTGACGATTCTACATACTGCTTCAATTCATCTTTAAACATTTTAACCACCAATATACTTTCTGGCTTCCGCCATTAAAGTCGGATCGCCCTTGGTCATAACTTCTAACAACAATCTCTTTTCTTCCAAGTAAACCTTGGCAAATTCGGGATCGTGTTGCACGATACTACGACTGTTAGAGATTAAATCTGCTAACTTGATTGTTTGTGCTTCAGCAGGTGCTTGAGCAGAATGTGCTCTGTCGATGGCCTTGCGAGCGGCACGATTGCCGTCTTCGGGCTTAGACACATCAGTTAACCACTGAACTAAGGTAGCAATGTCAATGCCAAAGCCCATGTGGATGTCAGTGAATGTACAACCGGTGTCTTCGACGACGTCGTGCAACCAAGCGGCCGCAACCATATCTGGGGTAGCACCAGGAACACCAGCAACGATCTTTGCAACTTCTGCTGGGTGAACGATGTAAGGTTCGAATGTGTACTTACGCTTCTGTCCAACAGCCGCATGAGCAGCCATGGCATAGACTTGTGCTTTGCGGACTACATCGAATCCGCTTAATTCCATTGTAAATTCCATGACTGCTCCTTTGTTGCTAAGTGTATATTATAACACCAAAACTATCAAATGTCAATGTAACACTAAAGTATTAGGTGTGATGACCTTTAATTTCCTTGTCCTTGATCAAACGGATTGCACGTTCCATAGAAATAACAATCTCACCAGTTGAGTCCATGCCCACGTCCATGGCACGATACTTTTCTAAACCACTTGTACCACCGTGCAAGTGACCGTGAAAGTGCAAAGCACCTCTGTGCATTTGATCCCACTCGGCGATTGGATAGTGAAACATGACAATCTTGTGACAATCATATGTAATATCCAAATACTTGTGAACTTCTGCAAAGGCACCACGGAATGTTGCATCCATCAATGTCTTGCGGTCGTGATTCCCTTCAACTAAAATCTTTGTGCCGTTCAAACGATTAATCATTCTACCAGCATCACTGCCTGACATGAACGCCACATCTCCTAAGATGTAAACTGTGTCTTCGGGTTGGACCTTAGCGTTCCATTCCTCGACCATGGCATTGTTCATGTAACTAACATCATCATTAAATCGTGCTCGCGTCTGTGGGCAGAACTTCATAATGTTCTTGTGCCCAAAGTGCAAGTCACTGGTAATCCATGTCTTCATTCTATTGCTTTCCTAAAAATAATTTCTTGCCTTGCAAACGCATCTTGTTCCCAAGGCATGTCTAAATACTTGGTTCGTTTACTGTACTTTTTTCCGCACCAGTAATTGTAACCGTTTTTGGATTTCAAAAATCCTTTTGCCATTTGTCGCACATGAACCATTTCATGTGCTAGTGTCAACCCTAGTTCTTTGAGTTTTAATTTTGGACTAATCACAACAACATAACTGTCCAAAATATCTACGGGAACTGTCATCCCCATACCGTTGCATTCATTGGCTATTCGGATAACCACTGCCTTGCGACTCGAAACTAAACCCAATTGGTCTATAATACTAGGCAGTATTGCTTGAACAAACTTACGCTTTTTGGCACTGCCCGTTTCAACTAGGTATTCCATAGGACACTTTCTAATTTCTATGTATGTATTATAGCACCAAAAGAAAGCCCTGTCAATCAAAATCAACAGGGCCCAAAAGTGTTGCATTTTTACAACAGTTAACTAGCGTACCAAATTTCTTTGAAACCTTCGTCCTCTGTAGGCATGTCAAAATTTTCAATCATGCTACGCATAACATGGTCTGGAATGTTCTTACCTGGGCGACTGGCCAAACGCTTTGCCAATTCTTCCTTTTCAGGAGTCTTAAAGACAACAGCGATATGCTCATAGTCTGGCAACATATTGAACTTACGCTTACGGCTCTTTACCGAAACACTGGTTTGGTCCCAGATAACGTCCTTGCCTTGCTGACGTGCAACAATAACATCTTGACACATGAGATTCACTGCTTCTGGCATGAACTGGTCAAAGACATCGTTATATGTCTTGCCTAAACTTTTGGCATGCAATTCTACATATTTGTCTGTGCTGACATAGACACAGTCGTTGGCCCAATCTTGGGCATCGACCCAAGTACTCTTGCCAGCGGCTGGTACTCCAATTAGTTGATAACACTTTGGCATCTTAATCCTTATCAAAAATCATAGCAACACACCTTGCATCAGGATATTGCTCAGTTTTATTATCCCTCATGACCTTGGCCACTTCCCTACATACCTCCAATGACTCCATGGGTTCGACTAGTACATAAGCCGAGCCATTAACTATCATTGCGTAGAGTAGAGCATAGATCATTAAATATCACCTTCACGTTGTGGGGGAACCCAAATCTTCTTGTTGCCAAGTTCGTCATATTCGAACGGCACACCGTTGATGGTGTGCGGTTCGTTTTCATCATAGGTCCAACCCAAGACTCGCATCATCTTATGCTTGACCATCAAGTTAGGGCTACGATATGCTTCAGTGTCCTGAAAGCCCATCATTACACCAACTTCGCAGACTGCACCACTGCGGCATACACCTGCAACACAGTGTACTATAACATCCATGCGGTTGTCAAGTGCGTGTTGCAATAGTGCCACAAGGCTCTTTGCTTGGTCATCGGTGATCTTAAATTCTTCACCCCAAGGATCATTTACTTCAAGGTCAAGAAATTCGAACTGATGAACTTCCTTGAACTGATGTGCAGGCTTAGGAAACTGCATAGCCGGATCCACAATCTGAATCAGCATACTATTCTCGCCCACAGCAACGTGATGCTTCTTTGGAATATCAGCCAGTGCTACATTTTGAATCCAAGGCATAGTGCCCCCTTATTTTTTCATTGCTTCCATTGCACCAAGCAACTCTGCCCATTGCTCACTTGGCTTTTTACCTTCTTCCAAGTTCATAATAGCAATAAAGTCCGCATGGTTCTCAGGAACCTTAAAGTAGATATCTGCATAGGTGCAGTCAAATGAGTCATCCTCATCGTGACTGTACCATGGATGATCTTCAACCCAGTCTGGGAAATAATCTTCACGATTACCGCCGCCGCAACGAGTATGAACAATGATGTAACCATCACGCATATAAACATTACGGAAACGACCAAAGTCTTCTCGTGTCGCATCCAACAACGCCAACAGTTTGTCGCTGTCGGGATTCATACCAAAAACCATATTGTATAGTGACATACTCACTCCTTTACAAAACTAATACTTTCTGAATAATAGCCATTCGATTGACCTAGCCAACGAATGTCCACATAACCCTTGCGAGTTGCAAACTTGTAGAAAGTCCATGTGTAAGACTCGTATGCTTCGAAGTCTGCTGGGCTTTCGCCGTCAACTTCTTCAGCAATCAAAATCTCCGAACCTACCAAGTCTTGCAGGTCGCCTACGATGCTTTCTATGCTTACGCTTTCGCAACAGTCTTGTTCGTGATACATACGATAACGTTCGCCATCTGTAGTTTCAAAAACAAGTTCATAATCGTCACCGTCAACCTTGGACAAAGTCTTGCCCTTTAACACATCAACATTACAATACTTGTCCCAATAAGTCATTTTTCAATCCTTTACTGACTACGGCGCTTCATCCAACCATAATTGGTACCATCTGGTAGTACACCTTCTTTTACGCTGTCGACGCCAAACTTTCCAACAATCTCAAACTCACCGTTTGAGATAACAACAAAGGCACCTAGCCCTTTACTAAATTCCATTGCTAGTGCAAGTGATGGAAACTCTAAAACCTTTTCTACACCACTTACACCTGTCCATTTTACTTCAAAATTCATTCTTTCTTTTTTACCTTACTTGTCCTGCATAATCTGCTCTCACATACCAATCTGGTGCAGAGTCCAAATTGTTGTGTTCTTTATTATAGTTGATAGCCCACTGACGTGCTTCTTCTTCATTATCAAAGTACTTAGTATCCCAGTGCTTTTGACCCCAACCACGTTCATACTCTGTGAGTTCAACTTTGAAAGCGGTAACATTGGGTTTCTGAATCTGTGCCATTTTGGGCTCCTTTCTGTTTACTGTAGTTACAGTATAACACCAAAGTGCCAAAAAGTCAACACTGTTGTAAAAATACAACATGGTCCCGCCACCAGGAA